ACGGTTTGGCTCCCATCTGGTTTTCTTCAAGACGGTTTTTGTGCTTTCGATTTCTGTCAATTCCTTATCGTTATACCAACGGATACCGCCACCACGGCTATCATCAACCCTGGAATCTTCATCAATTTCATATTGATCATAAAACATGCCGCCAATGGTCATAGAATCTGTTCTGGAAAGCAAAGCGTTATTGTTCCAGCCGTTTGTCATAAGATCAATGACGGATTCGCCCTGAAGCAAAAAGCCACCATCTTCTCCAACAGCCTCAACCATTCCAACACCAGCCGCGCGGGTTTCTTGGGTTTCAAGTTCTCTTTCGCCGACTTGATCAAGTCTTGACCTGGCTTCCTCTGTGGGTTTGCCGTGTCCATTTTTTGCGACTATGATCATATCCCGGCATTGTTCGCCCAGGGGAAAACGTGATCTGTAAATGGGCTGATCTTCAACTTCAATATTCCTGGTTTCACCCTCTGTATCACCACCTTCGGCAAAAAGGTTTTCTTCTTCAAGCTTGACGGCTCTTTGCTCTGTGTCGATTTCTGTTCCGAGATGATCCATATCATCCATGATGGTTGTGATTTCAGTATCCTGCTCGGTTGTTCTTGTTTCTAAAGCTCTCAACTCTTTGAGCTTCGCCATTTTTTCACGATAAGCTTTTTGCAGCTTCTCTAATTTAGTCATCTTTTCAATCCTCCTTCGGATCTCTCAAGAATTTTAATGTCAACTTCAAGATTTTTGTCAGTTGCGCCGGTTGCGGCGGCTCTTGCCTCGGTTACGAGGTCTTTTTTTATATCTGTTAATGATCTCAAGGCTACACTTGTATCCGGATAGGCTGGATATGTGACCGGCCCAAAATCATATATTACTTCAAGTTCTGAAATATCCCGTTTTGCGATATCCTTATCCAAGTCATTCCAATGATCGCCATTAACTCTAAAACCAAACGATTGACCTGTTAAAAGGCCCAAATCAACCTCTTTGGCCGTCTCCCTGAAATTATGAGTATCGACCGGCGTGGCTTCATATCTTACGCCGTCTTTATCTTCAGTTATTTTAAGGTTTATCCCTTCCCGGGCAAATATCAAAGAAGCATCATGATTTTTAAGGCCACGGACATCAGATCCTTTAAGGGCTTTTGTTGCTGCACCGGGTAAGATGCGCTCAATAAACCCGCCTAAGTCCTCACTCCATTTATTATAGACAATGGGATAACCATAAATACTTCCTATGGTCCCGTCATCGTTTCTGGTGACTTTTACAGGGGTTCCGATAGTTCTTCTTTCGCGCCCGTCATCATCTTTTTTTAGTTCTGGCATATTATCACCTTTTTTAAATTCCTAATGCCATTTGAAATGGCTTTTCAACTTTTGCACCCTTCGATATATTTTCTTTTGCCCACATGGGTTGTAAATTTTTCAATGACCAACACTTTTTAAAATCTTCATGCTCTGGTTTTGTGAAATTATGTGCTGCTATTGGTATTTTATGGTCAATGTGCCATTCTCCATAATTACCCCATGACATTCCGGGTTGAAATTTATTTTCAAGATGGTGTTTTAATTCATTAAGAGTGAAATTTACTAATGTTTCCCAATGACGATTTTTCTTTTCACCTTTTAAAACACCCCATAAAGAACGTGAGATATTTGAATTAAGTTTATAAACTGGATTTAAGGATGCTTTTTTATAAGCCATTTGTTTTGATATTTTATTTCCACCTTTCCAATTCCAACTTTTCTCATTTGTATATTTACCTTTTAATGAGTTTGATATTAATTCCTTTTGCTCATCGCTAATTTTTTTACCCTTATTAGATTCAGATAATTTTTGTTTTGTGTCATCTGATAAAATTTTGCCCTTATGAGATATTGACATATTTTTTTTATGTTCGTCTGTGAAAACAATCCCTATTCTTCCTTTTGATATTTTTTCACAATGTGCCTTTGGTCTTTTTTTTCCATAAAGATGATTATTTTTACCAGATATCTTTTTTATATGTTCGATTGATAATGATTTGCCTTTTTTGGCTTCTGACATTTTTTTTAAATGTTCATCTGTAAAAGGTTCTCTTTTTTTATTTTTCCAATTATGACCATGAATAAATCTTAACGGTTGGCCTTTAACAGATCCTCTCCTTTTGTCAGTTACTTTTGACATTTTAACATAACCACCGCACCCACATTCACATAATTTCATAATATTATCCAATACTTAGGTAACAATCACAACCTTGATGGAGTCCGGGATGATGTTTTGTTCCTCTTATTTTCATTGGAGCTTCAGCACCTTCTGGATTAAGCTCATCTCCATTATTCACAAATGATTGTCCAGATATAACCCTCTTCCCGTCTAAACTACGGCAAAAAGGACAAGTCTTAGGGCCACGGATTCGCCAAATAGTCCCTAAACCAATACTGAAAGCTACTGCCTGGTAAACAGCACTTGAACATCTTACAGTTTCAGATTGTGCTATTTTTCCAGACCTGGTTTCTTCCCATTCGTCCACCCTGACCTCCAAAGCTTCCAGATCATCTTTTAACAAGGCTGTCAATTGACCAAGGGAGCTTTCTGTGTGGCGCTCTGCATATCGTTTGGTATAATCATCAATAAATCTTTCAAGATCATCAGATACCCCGATATCAACGCCCATCTCTTCGGCGCTGGCCGCCTGAATTGCCTCTGAAAAACTCCTGATAACTGGACCTATTTTAGATTTTATTTCAGCCGGCATTTTTCGGTAAAAATCATCAAGCCAGGTTTGCATGTCTCTGTTTTCCCGGCTTTTGCGCTGCTTATTTACTTGTGCTTTTACTGCGAGCCCCTCTTTATTTACAATGTCCTGGGCAGCTCGTTTAAAAAGAGGATAATATTGTTTTGCTATCCGGTCTCTGAGTAGGATGGAAGTTTTTGCCCTGTATTCGATCATTCTGAGGTTTTTATCTTCTTTGGCTGGATCTGTCTTGGTTTCTTGGGCAAAATCTGCGGCCTGGTCGGATGAAATGAAATTTAAGGGAACAAAATACTGATCACCACCCGGCACTGGGTTTCTATTTTCAAGTTTATTAATATCATTTGCAGACATTGCGCCTTTTGACCATTGAGAATCATAATATGCTGATCTTGCCTCAGTATCACCCCTTAAAAGTCCCTCAACAAGCATTTCAACATAAAGACCACGCCTTCTTTGATCTGTAGTCAAAAGTTGCATGTTCTGGGCCTGTTCCCACCTTACAAGCCATGATCTAAGGCATTGAGAAACATAAGAACCATTTTCCTGCTCTAAATTGTTGTTGTTTGAGTTCGCACCATGGATAGCGATCTTGTGGGGAGGCACTTTATACATTCCGCAAATATCTAGGTCCTGGTGTTGCCTGGTTGATATGAATTGAGCATCATCCATCGGTATTGTAATCGGATTATACTTTACGCCCCTTGTCAAGACCATTGCATTATGACTTTTGCCAAGGCTCCCATATTGTTTTTTGATATCTTTTGCAAACTCTTGGGCACCATCACCTAAATTCTGTTCAGTCTCAAAAGTACCTGACGGATGGATACCTTGACCGAAAAATAAAGATCCATAATCCCGTGCGGCAACACCAAGGGCGATTGCTTCACGCGCATTGGCTATAACAGACATTCCCTTAATGCCATCGAAACCAAACCCGGCAATATGGAACATATTATTTCTTGTTCTTTGCTGAATTTTGCCCGTTTTAGGGTCCCGCCATTCGTAATAGATCCCTTTGCGATTATTTTTTACAGATATGTCCCCAGGTTTTGGGAGCTGGATTATTTGCGTTACTTCGCCGGTCCTGGGGTTTCTTTTAAGATCATTGAAAAAATTACCCCATGTCAAAAGATGACTTTGCCCGGTTTCACGCCAATGAAATGAATCTGTATTTTTATTTGGCTGATTATGCAGGATATCATAGAGGGGTTCGTCTGTGGCCCTCTTTTTGCTCCCGTCTTTCCCGGTTTTATAAAGAATCAAGGGCAGGCTTGCAATATCACTGGCTATAAGCGAGACACAAGAAAAAACAGCCAGATATTTAATGGCCGTTTCTTCATTTATCGGAACACCTGATTTTGTAGGCCCGCCACCTGTGGCATTATACCAAAAGTCAGAATATGCAGATAATGACCCGGTTTTAATATTCTCTCTAAGCTCTTTGGCCAAAAATCCCATTTAAGAATCCTTTTTAAAAAAAACAGGCGCAAACTCTCCGAATACTCCCAAACTAAAGAAAATAACACCGATAACGGACAAAGACAGGCCCAATCCGTACAATAAGAAAAGGCCGTATCCAATGAGAATACAGCCTAAAAACATCAAGACGATATATGAACCAATATTGTTAAATATCTTCATAAAGTACATTTATGCACATTGAGGCATAATATACAAGCATTTTGTGTATATTTATTTTTAATAGGTGAATTAAATAAAAAAATAGGCCGCTTTAGATTTAAGGCGGCCTATTACAAGTTTTTTCTATATATGGTGGTTTATTTTAATTTAGGAAGTGGCTTTCCAGTCCTATACGCCAGGTTCGTGTTTTTACCTGTCCTAAAAGAATTCCATGCAAGTATAGCTCTGTATACATATTCGTTATTTGAAATCCTTCTTTTTTGATATTTGGAACGTAGGCTTTCGAATCCAGCCAGCAATAGAAAATTTCTAAATTTCATTTCCGGTGAACTTTTATCTAAATGCTCTCCATCCCTAACATTTGTCCAAAAAATATTAGCGTCTACCTTATCAATCTTCCATGTCTCAAACATAGCATAAACCACTGCTACCCTTCCTATATGTGATGACTCTTTTTTTGAAACACCAGTTAAAATATCACAAACAAACTCACCCTCATCAAGATATTCTTTAAGAAGATCAACTTTATTTTCTTTTGTAAGCCTTGTTGAGTCTCTTTTGACTCCAACACCAGGCCCCTTTGAAACTGTCCCTTTTTTTGTTAATGATTTATCAAGAACAGCAGCACCAACAACAGTGGACGCCACAAAAATGGGCCAATTAAGATCTAATGCAAGTGCCTCTACTGATACCATGTCTTTTAAGCTTCTTGGTAATATTTCAAACTGTCTGTATATTTCAGATGCTTCAAGCTCATCTTTTGCTTTAAACTTTTCTACGATACATGGCATTGTCAAGTCTGATTGGACAATGGCACTGCATACATGCTGACCATTTACCAAAACTTCACGATCACCTTTAATTGATACAAAAGCGACATCACCAAATCTAAACTTACCTTCAGTCATTTTATTGGCAAGATCATCAACATGTGTCAACCTGACAATCCGCTGTCTGTCATACGTGTTGAAAGTTAGATAATGTTTTGCTTTCCCTGGATCAACCTCAACCATTCTTCTCTCAATTAAACACTTTCTTAAATCTGACATAGTACGCTCCTTTTTTAAAATTATGCTTCAATAAGACTTTTTGTTAATTCGATCATATATAAAGCAGCTTCTTTCGTAACTGATGACCACTTTTCCAACCTGATTCTTTGTATCTCTCTGTAAAAATTATCAAAGGCTGTTTTCATATCCTTATCTAAATACAATTCAAGATTGCCCCTTAGTTCATCTTCTGTTAATTTCCTATTAACAAATGCTCGTTTCTTATTGACCTGCTTTTCAATCTCATTTTCAGTTGATTCTTTTTTTATTCCAGACACCACCATTGAAACATGGTGGGCAGTTATTTTTCCTTCAGGCGCTGTATCAATTACCTTTTGCCATGCTTCTTTTTGTTGTTCTGGTTTAAGTTTTGTTAGGGGTCTGGTTTGTGCCTCATTTGTTGGTTGAATGTCTACAATTGTAGACAAATTATCATGGACCAAAGAAGATTCAATAAACTGGTATGCTCTTGGCCTACTCATATCCCATTTATCTTTGCAGTAGTCCTCAAAAGTCGAATGGGTATCACGATATAAACGAGAGTCTCTTATTTTGGCAAGAGCAGAACCTACTTGATGAAAAGCTGTCATGTTTTTATCTATAATAGTTTCAAGCTCTTTGAGTTCTGTTTTTTCTATTGTTGATAATTCTAATAACATAGTACCCCACATTTTTTACAGGTGCGCTTCATTTTTTCCTTGGTACATCAAAATAAGGGCTTTTACATTTCGGACACATTCGGACGTCTTCTTTTCTTGGAATCCATTTGTGGCCGCACCTTAGACACTTGATTTTTTTTATTTTATTTTTCATACTTATATACTTACGCTAAGGTTTACTTATAGTCAAGGGGTTTTTTAATTTAATTTTTTTGTCCGTTCTTTTAAGCATATTTCAAAAGTGGATTGTTCGACATCAAACCCTACGCTGTCAATTTTGTCACCTGTAGCTTCCTCATATTCCTTGATATTTCTCAATAATCTATTTAAAAATTGTGTTTGTGCTTCCTTGTTCATTTCAAGCTCCTTTAAATAAATATTACAGCCGGTTGAGTAGTGTCCTCAACTTCCGGCAGTTCGGCCCCCTTCATTGCCATTGCCATGGCAACCATTCCATCAATCCTACCTGTTGATTTATGTTTTTCAAATTTTCTTAAACCTGTGGCCCCCTCTACAGTAACCGCATTAGATGCGCACATCGTCATAACTTTATTGCCCCCATGTCTTGCCCTGGATTCAACAAATACATCTTCAACCGCTTCAATAGCAGGGTCCATGTCTTTTTCGCCTTGGCCGTGATTAACCATACATAAAGCGCCATCATTGTGATATTCTTCTTTTATTTTTTCACCTTTCTTTTTTGGCTTTTTTATATAACTTTCACATTCTACTTTATCTAATGCCAATATAAAATCATCAATACGCCATCGGTCAAACCTCAATTCAGATATATGATACATTAAATGAATCTCATGAACCTTTTTAGCTATAAACTCGTAATTAATTACCTTGCCTGGCGTGGTCTCGATTAACCCTTCCTTGACCCATGTATCATAAGGTACACGGTCTTTTTTCTTGTGTTCCATGATCAGGTCTGCAGGTTTCCAGAAATAGGCAAATATATGGTGTTCATTTTCCCAATATGCATCAAGAACAAGCGCCGAAAGGTCACTTTTTTTAGACAGGTCAAGGCCTGCGGTTATGCGGCCCTTCGATAATGCGTCAAGGCTCGGTATGGCATTGTTTTTAGTCCATACGCCTATTGACATAAATGGGCTGTTGGTGGATATGCGCTGGTTTAATCTTAGGTTTCTAAAGCCGGGTTCTGAGCTGGGCATGTTGTGTGCTGTATTGGCAAGGGATATCATGTCTTTCATGCTTAAAAAGTCGTCAAGGGCAGGATTCGACAACTTCCAGGACTCCCGGTCCATTATATCAATCTCATCGCCTTTTTCGTCATGTATTGGGCTTGTGAATAGAAATAGCTTTACTGTGGGATCCGTGTGGCCGTTTTTTATCACGTAGTCAATTTCCTCGGATAAAACCGCCAGGTCATCTGCCGCCTGTGTTGAAATAATCCATAGCATGGGTTCTTCATGGGCTCCGAAGCCTTGGACAAGGGTATCGTAAAAATCTCTATTGGCTCCAAATTGGGCAAGCTCATCAAAGGCCAATAATGCAGGACTGATACCATGTTTTGATTTTGCTTCGGCTGAAAGGGCTTTATAGACAGATCCTGTGTATCGACCTTCAATTTCTTTTTTCGTGGCCCTGATAATGGTGGCTTCTTTTAATTCTTCATCGGCATAAATCATATTGGTCATGTATTTAAAAACAATGGCTGCCTGGTCACGCTCAAAGGCTGCTGAGTTCATTTGCTCGTTTCGTTTGGCTTCTGGGCCTATGAGGTGGGTAAGGACAATGGCTGCTATCAGGGGAGTGTTGTGGGTAGGTACCATTGTTTTGCCACAAAGAAATAAACTATTTGGGCTGTCAACCCGGATACATTTTGTTGGTACACTGGCTATTTTTTTAACAGATGTGATTTGAATTGTTCTGCTTCTTGATTTCATTATCCTGTCGGTTGTTTTTTTCTGTCTTAACAATTTCCTTTTTAATCTGAAAACTGGAAGGATATATCTGAGACAGCAGAATTGAACATAATATCCGGTTCCTTCCACAACCCGGCCATTGCATCTCAATGGTTTTTCTCGTACTGAATATTTAACACCAAGACTTGATAATAGTTCACAAAATCCACCAAGCAAAAATATATTTATTGTTGTAAATTCCTGGGCCCGCCCTTTTTTGTCACATGTTCCATCAGTATCCATAAGACCTTGTAATAATGAAAGCCTTTGTTTTATAGATGCTCTTAAATATTCGTTGGGGATATGTTTATTTTTTATCAAATCAAGATGTCTTAATTTTGTTTGTATTTTTTTTGATCTGTCACCACCACGACCACTTGAAAGTCTAATCCTCCATGGGCTTCTGTTTGTTTCCTGGGTGGCTTTTGTTTCCTGTCCGTCTTTATTCAAGATATAAATCATTTCTTTTATATCTTGATCACCACAACTTAATCTTGCACTGTCTGAATCACCATCGCCAAGCCAAGCGCCCAAAACGTATGGTTTTATGGGAAGTCTTTTTGTTTTTCCTTTAATCGGTGAAGAAATATTTATAGAATGATTATTCGTTGTTCCATTAATACATTTCTGAGTTCTGAAAATATCCTTTATGTTTCTGACCTGTTTATTTTTAAATTTTACCTTTGGGTAAACAGAGATTGACCCGGGTTCGTCAATTAGTGCATATGTCTCCCATAAATGCTGCTCATCACAAATTATGGTATCATTATTTGAAAATGAAACAGAATAGCAATCAATATTTTTTATATCACTTTCAAACGTTACCTTGCATTCATTTCCAAACTCGTCATAAAGGATATCGCCCGGTTTTACGTCATCCATCGTTGTCCATCCGGTAGGTGTCGGTAGCGGTGTATTAAGAGCAAGCCCCTTTCCGTTCTTTTTTCCCATGGATAGGATTGCTTTACGGACAATACGCAGGCCGTTTTCATCAACAGGAGAATAGACTTCCATGATTATTTTTTTTTGCCAGGGGCGCAAAACAAAAGGTTTCCCTTGGTGCATACCTTCAGGGATGGTAAGGGTTTGGATGAAGTCAATCATGTCTTGAGCGCGTTTTGTGTCTATGTAGTTTGGCATAATTCGTTATAATATAAATATCCTTTCTCTGCACAATAAATAGAACAATATTGTTTTCCGTCATAATCGTTATAAATCGGCCTTGGATTGTGGGGATGATGATCGTCTATAGGTTCATGCAAGTTTTGGCCGCACCATTCACACAAAGTTGCTACATGATAATATTTGTCTGCCATCTATCACCCCTTAAAAATTAATCCGTCCCGTTTTGATTTTGGTTTTGAGCCTTGGCCTTTTTGACCTTTTGCCGCCGTGGTATTGTTGACAGTGATACCGAGTTTCGTTCCGATCTGACACATGGCAGAATTACAATTATTTTTTATGCCGACCCAGGGCGATTGTTTCTCAACTCCGGTTTTGGGGTTCTTAGACACACAGCCTTTTTTTAATTCGTCATTGGCCATATCACGCATGGCCGCTTCTTCACAGTATGCCTTTAACATGTCATAGTGCTGTGGTTTGAAATGGTCCACCGGGTAGGCTTTAACTATCCGGGTCCAGATTACCCGGGCAGGCTTTGTCATTCCTGGCATGGGGCTTTTGCGTTTGTTGACTGGTGCTGGCAGTACGTGCATGTTTGGTTTTTGTGGTCCTCGGTCTCCCATCATTTACCCCCTAAATTTACGGTTTACTAATATCCTGACTGCAATCTCGCTCATGAGTTCGCTCGTTAAAAAGGATTTAGGGGTGCATCCCCCTATGCTATTTAAATAACTATACATTTAGCTGTCCAAACAATAGCATTTGATCACCACCAGGAGACGCACCATCACCTTTAACTTCTGAATTGCATTGACGACAAGCAAGCTGTGCGTTCTTATAACTATTCTCACCACCTTTGGATAATGGTATGATATGATCATGGGTTGCCTGTAATGGATGGTTATTAGGCCTTGTTAAATTTAACTTCCTACCACACACCTGACATCGACCACCATCCCGAAGGAATAGAACTTTCAAGTCTACCTTTTCAATATATCTATCGTTTGATACCTTCATGCTCCTTGTTATCCTTTCACGCTGGTGTTGGTTCTTTTTCATCATCTTTTTACTGCACCCTGGACTGCATGTCGTTTGATTACTACTGTATGTTTCAAATGTATTGTTGCATTGGTAATAAGCGCATGTTTTAGTAATCAAAATTAAACCATTTAGTTCTCTGTATGTCTGTCTATCTATTTTTTTATTATATGAATACGTGCATTTATAACACCTCTTTCTATTTGAAAGTTTAGATGTAAATAGTTGGTTGCAATCCACACACTCTATAAAATGAACCTTACATGATTGCATTTCTGCTTCTTTTAAATCTATACAGTCTTGGCACATACTCCTACGGAACACGGCATCGTTATGGCATCCATCAGAACTGCAAATACGTTTCTCTTTCCTTGCCCGCATCGAGTCAATACATCTATCACAACGATATCCATCACTATTGGCTTTATTTTTTCCGCACTCTTGACATAATCCTGCTTGTTTGTGTTCTAATCTCCTTTCCCTTGTTGCCTTGTTTACTCTTGCCCGGCATCTCTCACAACTTGAATTACCATAAGCTTCAGCACCACAACCCACACACAACCCAAGGAAACGCCTCCATTTCAATATCAGGCTACGTCTTATATATGCTTTTTTGCTAAGACCTGGCACAACGATTCCCCCGTTTAAACCCCATCTTAGAGGGCTGCTTGATCCGATGACTAACCACCATCACCGCATCGTTGCTATACGTTAACTTCATTGGTATTGGTGGATGATATACCATTGGCCTGTACCTATGAAACCACCTCAATAGATCGCTGTATGATATCATAGCTTCTTATTCCAAAAATGTTTCGGGTCCAATGGCAACCCATCAACCCCACACCCGACCGCATATCCTCGGGCTTCTTCTTTGGCTTTCACGGAATCGTGACACGCTTTACAAAGCGGTTGCCAATTGGATCTATCCCAAAAAAGCTCCACGTCTCCCTCGTGTCTTATGATATGGTCCGTTACCTCAGCCGCCTTTGTCTTGCCCACCTGTAAGCAATACTTACACAGCTTACCCACAAGGAAAGCCTTAGACATGCGGTTCCACTTCGCATTATATAAATATTGATACGGTCTATCGTATGACATACTTACCTCCCACCAGGATCAACATTAGGAAAAATAGGCTCAAAGTCACCACAGCCCCAACAATGTGGATACTGATCACAATCACGCTGCAACTTACAATATTGCCCACGGTTAGAATATCCTTTTTGAGCGACCCTTCTCCTTTTCTTTTTCTGATGTTTTTTAGCATATCGTTCATTCCTTTGCTCTTTGGCCACCTTGATAGAGTGTGCCTTTGAATGTTCAGGACATCTCAACTTTGGAGGCCCAATCCTACCCAGATACACGTCACACCCACAATCAAGACACTTAGATATTCTCTGCATCATATATCCATCCTTGTGGTGTGGACAAGTATATCCGGAATATCTTTTTCCATTCGCCATCTTTATGTTG